CGCAGTGGGACGGGGGCTTTCTCAAAGAGAGTGCAAAGCACAAGAGTAAAAGCGACTTTGGGCGGATTTTATTCGCACAAAGTGAAAGCATAAAAAGGAGTTAAAATGAAAGATTATGGAATTTCTTTTATTCCAGATATTAATCAAGGCTCAAAAGAGCCAAGTGAACCTATAGTTAGTGATAAGCTTAATGCTCAAAAAGTTAATGAGCTTATAGATAAAAAACTAAAGCTTTTTAAAGAAGAGCTTGTTAATAAAGAGGAGCTTAAAAGTCTCATTGAGGAAATTTTACAAGATCAAAATTTCCAAAATACAAACATAAAAATATCAAAAACTCCACCTAACTACAATACACAAGCTAAAGTAGGAGAAATTTGGGCGGTTTTAGAAAGTAAAAAGCAATTATTTATTTGCACTGCTAATGATAATGATTTTACAAGCTGGGTTGATTTACTAGGAGATGGTAGTAATGATATTATCCCTAAAGAAAAAATCATCATCACATTTGATAACACTACCACAGGTGGACAATATGGGGGTTGTATGAGTGATTTAAGACTTGGTTTTGAAAATGGTTTTGCTACTCCAAATAAAGTTCAAGATGAGTATGAAAACGCAAAATTCACTATGACTAAAGATGGCAATGGGCTTAATAGGAGTGATTTTACTATAGATTCTAATCCTACTCCTACGGATAATCAAATTGTAGGAACGATTAAGACAAGTGGTATTTATCAAGAAACCTATCACAAAATCGCCCATGTGTTTAAAAAATATAATGGTGGTTCTGATGAGTGTTGCTTATGGTCTAGTTCAGGAACGAGAGAGGTAAGCATAGAACTTGAAAATACACCAATGCCTAATAAGCTTTTTGCTAGAGGTAATGGATATTATGGTCAAACAGAAATTACTAATGTAAGAGTAAAAAAATCCATTTTTATAGGTGAGCAAGAAATTCAAAGTGAAGATTTTAATGTTGAAAAGTTAGAAGCTAGTTCTGATACTTATGGAGATTATGCCTTTTTATTTGAAATTTCTAAACAAGATCAAATTGTTATGAAAAAAGAGCTTAATTTAAATCCTAAAAAAACAAAAAAATACAAAAAAATGTAAAGAAATAAGGAGTGAATAATGGCAGCAAATTATGGAGTTAATTTTAATATCAGCAATGGTGCAGCAAGTCCTATTAAAGTGCAAAGTGATACGCCTATAGGTATTGCTGGGGCTATAAAAGGTGCAAGTAAAGAAATGATTTACACAAAGGCTGGTTATGAAAGCGTGGATAGCTTTCCAATCTTTGCCTTTTCAAATGTAAGCAAAGCAAAAGAATTTGTAAACGATTTAATCAAAGAAAATAACTTACAAGATTTTAGACTTTTAGATACTTTAGAATGTATCAATCTACAAAATGTTTCTAATGTCATAATTATCAGCTTTTTTGAAGAAAGCGAGGAAAGTGAAAACACTTTAACCAATATTGTTAATGCCATAGAAGCTTTTAAAAAAGCAAAGCACAAAACAGGCTTTAGCCCTGATTTAATCATTGCTCCTTATTACTCACATGAAGCAGGAGTAAAGGCTAAGCTTGAAAGTGTGGCAAGTTCTATGAATATCACAGCTATTGTGGATCTTTACGCTACAAATGTTGGCGAAGCTATTAATACAATGGAGGCTTTTAGCTCTAAAAGATTAATTGCTGCTTGGCCACAGGTTCAAATCTTAAATACACAAGGAAAATACGCTTATGTTCCACAATCTCCTATCATCGCAGGTTTAATAGCCCATACAGATGGGGATAAAGAATATGGCTTTAGTGATTCTTACTCAAATAGAGTGATGAATGGGGTTACTGGCACAGAGTATTTTATAGAGTTTATCAATGGTTTTGATTGTGATGCAGATAGATTAAGAAATGCTCACATCTCAACTTGTATTTTAGGTGAAGGTTATCGCTCTTGGGGTGGGGAAACTAGCCATGAAGATACGATTTGGCAAGATTTAGCTCGTGTAAGAACCTTTGATCGCATAGCTCTAGCAGGACAAAAAGCAGCTTTTAAGGCTATTGATAAAAAAGCAAGTGAATTATATTTTATAAAAATCAGCATTGAAGAATTGCTAAGAGATTTAAAAGGAGCTAAGGTTTTAATTGGCTATGAGGTAAGCTGGGATGAAGAAAGAAACACAGATGCCAATGTGAGTGCTGGTAAGTTTTATCTAAATATAAAAATGATGAATAATCCAATCGTTAAACAAATCACTTTAGAGTTCATCTACTCTGATGAATGGGCGAGTGATTTGATTAAAACTATTAGTGCAGAGTAAAAGGTGGCTTTTGGGGCTTTCTTAAAGAGAGTGTAAAGCACAAGAGAGGGGTCAAGGGGGTGAAATCCCTTGTTGCAAGGTGGAATTTACTTCCACCGCGAAGTTAAAAGAAGGAGAATAACATGTTTAATAAAGTACCTCAAGTAATTGAACAAGCAAATTGTTTTATAGATGGGTATGGTTATGCTGGGGTAGCAAGAGATATTACTTTGCCTATTATAGAACAAGAAGTATTAGAAAGCAAAGGAGCGCTGAGTGCAAATTATGGCACGGGTGTATTTAAAGCAATGGAATGCTCTTTTAAAATTAGTGAGATGGGAGAACAAGCTTTTGAAGCTTTTGGAGTAAATACTTTTTCTAAAACAAAAATCCCACTTGTTTTTAAAGCAAGTATTCATCAAAGCGGATCAGGAAAACAAGTGCCTTTTGTAGTGGAGTTAAATGGAGAATTTACATCTATGACTCCCCCTTCTATTGTAGCAGGTGGCGAATTTACAAGTGAAATAAAAATCAATGTGCATTTTATAAAAATCACAATGGATGGCAAAAGACTATTTTTAGCTGATATAAAAAATCTTATTCTAGAATTTAATGGCATTGATAAAATGGCAAAAGTAAAAGCAAATTTAAGCCTATAAGGAGAAAATTATGTCAAAAATAATCAAATTATCAAATGGAAATGAAGTTAAATTTAATCCCCCAACAGCTGGGATGTTGCGTCGTTCTATGGATATGCAAAAAGGCGAAGGTTCGAGAGCTTTTTATATGATAGGAGAATGTACTAATATGAGTTTAGAAGAGCTTGATAATTTAAGTCTTGAAGACATTACTCTTTTAAGCAATGAATTAAACAATTACCAAACTCCCAGTGGGAGCACTGAATAATGAAGCTATTGCGTTAATAGCTCATTATTTGCATTTTTCTTATAGTGAAATTATGAGTTTAAACATAAAAGATTATCTTGAATTTTTAGATATCAGTTTAAAAATCGCTAAGAGTGTTTAAGCTTAAAAAAACAATAGATAAAGGTTACAATATAAAGCATTAAAGAAAAAAGCACAAAAAATGAAGTGATATTAACAAAACCTGCTAAATAATCATCACTTAAAAAAGAAAGCATAAAAGCGACAAAAATACCGAGTGTTAAAAAGGCTTTAAAAACGATTTTAAAGTTTTTTAAAAAGATGATTTTAGCATTAAAAGCATTGTCTATTTTTTTCATAAATAGATTTTACAATAAAAAGGAAAAATATGCAAGATTTAGGACTTAGCTTTGGTATATCTTTAGCCTTTAAAGGCTTTAAAGAATTTGCTAAAAACACTGAAGCTTTAAAAAAGTTTAGTGCTAATTTGGATCAAAGCAATAAAAGTGTAAAAGCCTTAAATAAAAGTATTGATGCATTAGAAAAATCCAAGGCAAAGATTAAAGCAATAGGTGAAGAGTTTAGTGCTTTAAAAGGTGAGCTTATGGCTAAAGGTGCAAGTGCTTTAGCTATCGGTGTGCCTGTAAAAATCAGTGCTAATCTTGAAGATGATATGAATAATATAAACGCCTTTTTAAATACAAATAATGAAAGTTTAAATCTTTTACGAAAAAACTTTTTAAAACTAAGTTCTAATATAGGAATGAATGTTAATGAGCTTACTAAATTGGGTGAAGCAGGAGCAAGGCTTGGGATAAAAAGCGAAAGTGAGCTTTTAAAATTTAGCAAACTTGGTGCTAAGTATAGCAAAGTCTTTAAATTAAATAATGAAGAAAGTATTAATTTCATGAGTAAGCTTTCTAATATTTATAAATTAAATACCAAAGATATGCAAAATCTTGGAGATAAGATAATTGGTGTAGCTAAAGCAAGCAATGTAAGTGCTTCAAGTGTTGCTAAGATAATGAATGAAGTAGGAGGCGATGCAAAGCTTATCGGTATGAGTGCAGAGGGTGCGGCAGCTTTAAGTGCTGCTTTTGCAAGTGCGACTAAAGATGAAGGCGAAGCGATTGGAACTTTTAAAACAATGACTAGCGTTATGAGTAATTTAAATAATGCAAGTGATGATATGAAAACCAAGTTTTTAAGCTTGGGGCTTAGTACAGAACAACTAAGCGCTTATTTTAAACAAGATGCAAGTGGTGCGGTTAAAGTACTTTTAAATCAGATAAAAACCTTACCAAAAGATGAGATGACTGATTTTTTAAATTCAGTTTTTGGGACGGGTGCTGCAGGCATGATGCAAAATTTAGTCGACAATACAGATAAGTATGAACAAGCTTTAAAATCTTTAAAAAATACAAAAATGGGTGCTTTAAATAATGAATTTAAAAAGTTAGGAGACTCCACTAACACAAGCTTTGCAAAACTTAGTGCCAGTATGGCAAATCTTAGTGCAAGCATAGGCGAAGCTTTAGCACCTGCTTTAAGCTTTGTCATGGATAGTATCTCATCTTTGATTAACTTTATTAGAGAGATTATTGATGCTTTTCCAAATTTAAGTAAAGTTATAGGTACCTTAGTAGTTTCTTTAACTATAGCTAGTGTGGCCCTTAGTGCTTTAAAAGTAGGATTTTTGGTTGCAAAAATTGCAGGAGCGCAATTTGCTTTTACGCTTAATGCTATAAGAACTGCTTTTAATATATTAAAAATCGCTTTTTTAACCAACCCTATAGGGCTTGTTTTAATGTCAATTGCCGCCATTGCAACACTTGTTATCATGAACTGGGATAAAGTTAAAACCTTTTTCATTGGATTTATAGATAAAATTAGTTCCGTTTTTAGCGGATTTGGCGAGTTTTTTAGCTCTTTATGGGGTGGTTTATTTAATTGGTTTGCTTCTAAGTTTGAATGGTTAAGCAAAGCATTTGCAAAGATTAAAGATATAGCTAAAAGCGTGGCCTCTTTTTTTGGTTTTAGTGATAATGATAAAAAAGTTGATGGAGAAAAATATCAAAATTTACAAAATGATAATTCTAGAACCCATCATGGTATAGTAAGATCAGGTGCTCCAAAGCATGAAGCAAGACAAGCTGAAATTGCCGCTTTATCCAAAAGAAGTGATATTTCTAAAAAAATGAAATCAATGTAAATATTAATGGAACTTTTAATATAAGTTCAAATAATGGAGTGTTTGATTTAAAAGCTTTCGCAAAAGAAGTTGAAAATAGTGTTTTAAGTGCATTAAATAAAAATGCAGATAAAAAAGTGCAGACAACAATTTGGGGTTAAAATGATATTTTGTTTAGGTGAGTTTGAGTTTGAAGCTTTAAATGTAGATGAGCTTGAAAAAAATTATGAATACGGCATTAGAAGCATTGAACGTATTAATAATCATAATGCTTTAATCAGCGTTGCTAAAGCAAATGAAAGTATTAAAATAAGTGGTAAAACTTTACCGCTTAGTAAAGATAAAAACACTTATTTAGATACTTTAAAGCAAATGGCTTCTCAAAATAAAAGCTATGCAATGTGTAGTGCCAGTGGAGTTTATTTTGGAAAATTTGCGATTTTAAGTATCAGCGAAAAACAAAGTGCTTTTTTAGAAGGCAGTGGCTTTTTAACACAAAATTTTGAACTTAATTTACAAAGGGATTTTGATGAGTGAGATTTACATTGCAAAAAACAATGAAAGGCTTGATAGTGTGGTTTATAGGCATTATGGAACGCTTTTGTATTTTGATCAAGTTTTATTAGCCAATCCAAAATTAGAGCCTCTTTTAAAAACAGGAGATAAAGTGATTTTACCTAATATTGAAATTCAAGAAAACAAGGAAGAAACTTTATGGTAAATCATCCTAGCTTTAAGATAAAAGCAAATGATAAAGATATTACACAAAAGATAAGTCTTAATCTTATTAATCTAAGCTTTGATGATAAGGCCAAGGATGAAAGTGATGAGATAAGCATCAGTTTAAATGGACTTTATGCAAGAGCTCCTTTTGGCGATAAGTTAGAACTTTGGCTTGGATTTGATGAAAAACTTTTTAAATGTGGTACTTTTAGCATTAATAGTTTTAGTAAAAATTATAGCTCTAAAACAACAGATATTAAAGCTACTGCGATTAATTTTGCTAGCAATATTAAAAACAAAAAATCAAGGACTTGGGAAAATACCAATCTTGCAGATATTGCTTTAAAAATTGCTGGGGAAAATAATTTAAAAGCAAAAACAAATAATGCAAACAAAGCTTATATCAAACATGAACTTCAAAACAATGTAAGCGATATTGAGTTTATTTATACTCTTTGTGCAAAATATGGCTTTTTAGCTTGCATAAAAGAACAAACTCTTATCATCATAGAGCAAAAAGAGGCAGCACAAGAGGGTGTAAAGGGTGGCGGCAAGCAAGAGGGTGGCATCAAATATACTTTAGATATAAGTGAGCTTAGTGATTTAAATATCAGTATTAAAAATCGCAATGATTATACAGGCGTTAAACTAACTTACCAAGATATAGAACAAGGCATTGTTAAAAGCGTTTTAAGTGGCAATGATAAGGGTTGTGTTTATGAGCTAAAGGTTGCTGGAGTAAAGAATGATAGTGAGGCACTAAACTTGGCAAATGCTAAGCTTAATGCTTTAAATAAAGGCTCTTTTGAAGGAAGCTTTAGCATGATAGGGAAAAATATCAAAGCAGGGGCAAATTTAGAAATAAAAGGCATTGATGAAAAGGTTATTTTTAGTATTAAAGATGTAAAACATGACTTTTCTTTGAGTGGCTATACTATAAGCGTGAATTTTGAAGGGTAATAAGGAAGACTAAAGCCTTCCTTTTTCTAAAAACTAGCAAAAGTATTATAGCTTTATTTTTAAAGACTAGCTTTTTAAATTTTATTTTGAAAGGAGTTTGTATGAAAAATAATACAGACAAATTTCTAAAAACTAGCACACTTACTAAACCTACAAGAACTACACTAAAAGCTCCGTTTGCTTGGGTGGGTGGTAAAAACTATTTAGCTAAAGAAATCATTGCTTTAATGCCTGAGCATAAAAGCTATATTGAAGTCTTTGGTGGAGCTTTAAGTGTTTTTTATCAAAAAAGCGCTTCAAAAATAGAAGTCATTAACGACATTAACGACGAGCTTATTAATTTACATCTTTGTATAAGAAATAAACCCCAAAGTCTAGCAAATGTGCTTAATTCTATGATAATAAGTAGAAAAATCTTTCATATGCTTAAAAATAAAGAAATTAAGCCAAGAAATGACTTAGAAAGGGCTGCTTTTTATTTTTATCTTATCAGTACTTCTTTTGGATCAAGTATGGGACAATTTGCTATGAGTAAACAAAGAGCACCAAAGAGATTATGTAGGGATTTTAGCTTACATACAAAAAGACTTAAAAATGCCAGTATTGAAAATAAAAGCTTTGAATATATTTTAAAAGAATATGATTACAATGAAGCTTTATTTTATTTAGATCCACCTTATGTAGGAACTGAGAATTATTATAAAAACACAGGAGGTTTTGGGCTAAAAGAACATGAACTTTTATGTAATTTGCTTAAAAATATCAAAGGTAAATTTATGCTTTCTTATAATGATTGTGAGCTTATAAGAGA